ATGTTGGATATGAACTAACATATTGTGGTTCAAAATTATTTGATGGAATAAATGGTGCTACAATACCAGAGTTAGCATTTGTAATATAACTTTCCCAATTTGACCATAATATACGATTTGGAACAAAGAAATAATGCATTGTTACATCCATTCTATGCATTACAGGTGCAGTCATTGGAGCAAATCTTATCATACTTTCACATGATAAATCAAATTTGTCACCAGGTACACACTCCATTGTTAATATCGGAGTTAATTCTCCCATATTAGCTGATAATTTCACATCATGTGTTAAATCAAACACATTCTTCTGTGGTTTGGTCATTTTGACCGAGTTAAATAGGTTTTTAGCCATTTTTTGTGTTTTTTATTGTTTACAATCTAATTCCTCCACGTGATACATAATATGTACGTGATACTTTACGATAGCCACCTTTTTTACGTCCGTAGCTTCGACGTCCCTTAAACCTCTTTCTCATAAGATTTTGTTTTTAATTGTTTTTAATTTGAATACCAATTCTGAATTTCTCACTTCTTTCTAATAACTTTAGGGCGTTTTCTAATGTCTGATTTTTAATAATTGGATACCCATTGTAAAAGATGCAGTAGATTTTGATTTCCATAATTTAGCTTTTTTATTTATTTAATAATGATCCAACTCCTATTTTAATTAAATCTCCAAATAAATTACTATTAATACCCATATTTGTTTGTAAATTATTCTGATACCTTTTAAAAGTATTTTCTAGATTTTGTCCTTCTAATTTTGCATTTATTAAAGCTTCTGTTGCTTTTGTTAAAGCTATTTGTTGAGGTGTTGTTAAATTTTGCCACATACGTGTTTGTGCCATTGTTTGAATATCTTGTCTTAACTTATCCCTTGTTAATGGATTAAGTTCTCTTTTATTGTCAATTTCTTGAATCAATGCTTGTACCTGTTTTCCCTTTAAAATGCTTGACTGCATTTTTTCTTCTAACAAATATGGACTTTGATCTGTTATATTCTCATTTTCCAATTGTTTTCCTATGGCTTGTTGTTTTATTAACTCTGTTGAAGCTTCTTGCTGTTTTATTTGTGCTTCTGTTCCTTTTATGTTATAGTATGTCATTAATGCATTTGCTCCAATATTTGTATCAATTTTGGGTGCTACAAAATCAGGTGTTTTCATATCTGAACTTCTTATTACAGGACTATTAGTCATTTGACCATATATAAGGTTTGGATTCAAACCTGCTTCTTTAAATCTTTGCATTTGTTGACTTGGACTATTATATGCATTTTGCATGTTCCAATCTGCTAACGCATCTGCCCTTTGTCTGTCATACATTTGTATATTAAATGCTTGTTGTTTTCTGTTTAACCTATTTGTATTATGTATATTTAATAGGTTACTTGCTAGTTGAGTTCCGCCTGTTATTGCGGCTGCTCCTAATGCTAATGGGATAGGCATGTTTTTAGTTTTTTAGTTTTTTAATCTGTCACTTCGCCCTTGTTTTTTATGTGTCGCTTATTTGCTCCGCTACGCTTTGCCTTTTTGCTTCACATTGTAAATATAGGGCTTTAGTGTCAATTAGCACTAATATATCAAGGGGATTAGTGCTAATTTTTTGTTAAAACGTGTTTTAACATTGCTACGCGGGGCTATGCCCCTTGTTTGTGGTGACACAAAGGACGATTATAAATCATCCTTTGGCTCACCACTGATTGATTCAACTACGTTGACTCTTACATTGTCTTTATTTTCGTCGAGTTTATCGACTTTATTATATTTTTGTTTAATATCTTGTATCTCATTTTTATATAAATGAGCTAATTCTTGGCGTTCAGCCAAGTCTAAACGTCTCCAATCTGGAAGATCGTTTTCTTCTCCTTCATATATAGGTATTTTTAATCCATCAATAGGTAATCCTCTTGAATGTCTGTCTAATATTGTTCTTATTGACATAGTTTGATCTGGAATTGTTAAAGATGGTTGTGTGTTAAATTCATAATTTTTTGCAAAATCATTAGAATTCATTGAATGCTTTATCATAAGTTTCTATTTTTTTCGGCATCTTTATGCATTTTTTTAAATGCATATATATGTCTTTCCACAAGTATTTGTGGATAATTTTCGCCGAGTTCGTTAATAAGTTTATTTTCTTCTATTTCTGCTTTTTCCTTAATATAGTTAGAAATTCTAACTTTATCAAATTGTGAATATATTTTATCTTTGTAATATCTTGGCATTGCTATCTTTTTGTTTCCTTTTATATTACAATACATTCGTTCCTCTATATTGTTTTTATGCCATTTTAACATTTTTTCTGTTAAATAATTACTACCTAGACCTTTTGACATTAGACTGAATTCTTTTTGTCTATCATCGTTATAATGCATTGGAATCTTACCCTTTTTTGTCATATATTTTAAGGTATAACCTATACTTGCTTCATTTACATCTCCTATGTAAATCTGTCCTAAAGGCCTCCGATCTAATGTCCAAGCTTGTTCCACTTTTTCTTTATCTGCATTAAATATTATTAAATGATAATGAGGTCGCATTCGCTTTGTGCCGTATTCGCCACATACATAATATTTTAGTTTCTGTTTACTTAACTTTCTTAGACGTTTCATGAATTTTTGTACGTCTGCTTTATCTAGATTCATAAAGCCGTTTTCAGTTATCGGTACTGTTTCTGTATTATATGTTAATGTAACAAATAATGCACTTAGCGAACGCTCTCCCTCTTTTACTAAACGAAAACTCCATCCACTTGTACGTCTTTTCTTACATGGGGGACACTTTGAACATGGTACAGGTATGTATTCTGTTGTAAATTTATCTTTAACATAAAATGGTGTAATACATTTAGTTGACATTTTAAAATGTTGGTGTTCCGTATTTAGGCATAGGTCTTACTGCTTTAATTTTATTTAAAACATGACAATATAGTTTTTGTGCATCTGGATCTTCCACTGCAAAAATTCTACTAGTTGCATCTGGTGTACATTCTATAAAATCTTGATTTAATGCAGGTTCAGATGCGAATATTCTTCCTAAATGCCAATAATCTAAAGTATTTCTAAAATCTCCTGCTACTCTACTAGGCATATATTTATATTCTGCATATCTAGGTACATATCCAAATGTATCTTCTTTATTACTAGTATAAGCATATAATTCTTGTAATTGTACTTCTTGTTCGCCAATATGTGCAAATGATGGCCAAAAATAATCCAATGGATCATTTTTTAAAAATGTACGTGGTATACCTTGCTGATATGCAGTTTTTGGCATAACTGACATAATTCCAATAATATATCCGTGTTCTTCACAATAATAACTACCTGTTCTTCCAGATGATACTGAAATTCCATGTCCAGCTAAATTACCTTGTGGTGTTGTATCTGATTGACCAGTCTGTAATACTTCACTTACTACTACTGGAGATTTAACTCCAGTTATATATTCTGGTCTTTGTAATCTTGCATCTGATGATTTTACTCCAAAATGAGCTAAAATATTTTCAATATAACGGGTACCGCCTCTTGCATTTTTCTCTAACCATTCTTGTAAACGAAACGCACGGCGTAATTCGTTAATAGTTGTTGGTTGTACATCTAATGAACCATTTGGATCATATACTGCTGGTGTACCATTTACTTGAAATTCACTTGTAAATGTTGCTGATGTTAAATCACCAGATTGCCCAGCTCTATCAGATGCTTTTCTAATAGTTCCAGATGTTGTTCCATCGTTTAATTCTACTTGACCTAAAGGAATATCTACTGCTGGTCCTTTTTGTGCAAAAGGTAATGATGCAGTAAAATAATCGTGTTCCCATGCACGTAATCTTAGTGATGTTAAATCTAATACTTTTTGGGCTGTAGTTGCATTGTTTCCATCTGATAATTTGTAATCAATAGGTGCTACTAAATTTTGATCTCTATAATATTCATTATATATAGCTTGATATGCAGCAAATGGTAATCCATTTAAAGGGGTATTTGTTGAACCATTTGCTGGTGTAGGAACTCCTAAATAGTCTGCCATACGTGCTGATGTTGGATATGAACTAAC